GTCGCCTGGACCCGAAGAACTACGGCACCTTCAATACGAAGGATTTTCATTCATCGCAATACTCCTCGTCTAGTACCGGTAGTCTCGGCACAAGAGTCGACGAAGTGAGATACCTCTCACGGGATCTGAGTAACGGCAAGAATCGATCAGTTTCTTGCAGTGTGACACTAAGTCACCAACAAATAACGAGTTGAATAGTCGATGTTCGCAAGTATGGACGGCATCATAGAAACAGGAGCTGAACCACGAAGCAAATTACCAACCAACACAAAGTCATCATTTCTAATGGCTTCCTCGATGATCAATTGATTTTCAATGGTAACACCAAACGAAGCATGAAACAACTCACGGGTGTCATCACTAGGTCGAAAATCAGGGATGTTAACTTCATCAGGGCATACCTGATCGTGGTAATGATCAACCACAAATCTAGGCTTACTTCCTCTTGTCACTTGCAATCCACGCCGCGCAAAGACCCCAACGATAGGACACTGGGGCATCTCATACGCAGCAGATAAACACTTGGCACGAAGAAGAGAATTCATAACCTTATCACCGGCGTGGATGAAGCTGGAGGTCCATCCAAAACCTTGGACGAACTTGTAAGGACTTCTTATCATCTGGCCGGAATTGGGAAAGATCATGCCGCAGAAACTAGCAGAGCAAGGGTCGTCAACTCTCTGAATCTTGATAGAGAACCCTAGTCTATCATAATCCTCATTGGTCAGAGGAACTGTGGTAGTGAAGAGTCCATCATCTCCTTCAAAGAGTCCAGACAGTTTACCATGCTTCTTATGGACTAAAAACGAGGCAAGCATAAAATTGGTAAACCCATTCCCAAGTGAAGTGCACATGTCACCAGACATCCGACGCCCAAGACAAGTGGCATGCACACCACCACGAGTGCTGATTTTGTTTTTCCCGGTTAACATTTCACAAATGGACTCAATGTTTCGGTCACCAGGATAACAATGACGATAGAGAACACATTCAATCGAATTCATAATGTCAGGACTCATATGAGACTCGAATGCAGTAAAATCAGTAGCATAGTAATAAATACCCTTGCCTTTCAACGACCGGACGACGTCGCACCGTTGATCCATAGGCACATGTTTAATAAACTGAGGCATAGAGAAGAGTTGATCTTCTATGGGTTTAAAATACATGCCGTTGAAGGGCTTCACAGAATCGCATCGCGTGTGAATTAATCGCGGATATTTATACTCAGTGTAGAATTCTGATTTGACGAATCCAGTAACAGTGGACGCGATTCGTCTAGTAGGGGGGAAACCATTGAGGGACTCGTACTCTTCTCTAAAATTGAGGATCTGCTCAGAAGTGTAGGAGGTGGAATCTGCCCATTCTTGAAATGACAATGGGGTGCAAGGGTTGAAATTTCGACGGCACCACTTCCGGACGAATCTCCTGATCTTCCAACAAGTTTGTACTGACACGTTTGGACAAGTCCGTAAAACCCGCTTCTTGTAACCTCGAACAACAGAATCAACGTCATTTGAATCCATACAAATAGGGGCGAATCCATTGACAGCACCCCATGGTAATCGTCGAAACGTTTTACGTCGCGCTCTACTATGGTTCGAAATTCGCATTTTAAATCCTTTGACATGATGGTCGATGACATTATCAAAGGGGTACGGGAGGCCGAGTTCACTAGCACGTGCTCCTTCGGCATAAACCTTGCGCCGCGTGAGGTAAGGGTTGACGGGAGGGTACGCAAGAATTGACTCCCGCCCATGGAAAAATCCGAATGTTCGATATACCACATAGCAACAGCTTCGGTGGACTCGATGTAACCAAGCGCGTTTTGCGAATCAGCGTTTAAACAAGACAAGCGTAAGAACTTAGCACGAATGCTAGATCTCACACTGACAGCATTAGTGCCTCGGTCAAATTGGGTCACAACACAAGACAACATGTGCGGCACATAGGTAATGAACAATTCAGAAGAATAATAATACCATCGTACCAACCAAAGAAACCGATAGCAGCTATAGAAAAACCCAACAACACAGACCCAGTGAAGAACAACAGCAAATATGCCATCAACAAACGAAAATTCAGGAGCGACAAAATGCTGTGTCGGGAACACCACGGACTGCACAGAAGAAACAAAAATATGGTAACAGAAATTCCAAACCCCGCAAAAATAAGGATTTGAGGAGTTTCTAAACCAATAAGAACCAAAAACCATCGCAAAAAGTTGGAAAACCAACATCTTTAACGTCAAAAATATATGCACACTTGGAATTAAAGAATATTGTAGAACTTCAAAGGGCGAAGAATCAATTTCAACGGGTTTATTAGTTGTCAAACGAACATCATCAAGAAAGTTGAGGTCGCATCGAGTGAGCCTCATATTGCAGAGGCTCAAGTCGACTCCAGAGGAACTCGACAAAATGTCAGAAATAGCATAGTCGGGCACCAACTGACCTCGGAGAGTTGGTAATCTAGCTTCCTTCTTGTCAGCAGGATCAGGCACAATGCCATGTTCGAATCCACACATCTTATCAGAAGAGTAAACATGTGGCGGAAGTTTGTCAAGCTTGTTCAGTCTGCCAAATTGGGTAGACACTTGGCCAAGACCTTCACTATCAGATTGTGAAACAATGATATCATGAAAGAACCGGTCAGGCACAGAACGAGCACCAACTGGTGGAATAACAGTCGACAAAGAAGGAGATGTGGACACACTGAAGTCAGAAACAACTCGTGAAACCGCAGAAGATGAAGGAGAAGAGTTGGGTGCACTGAGGTCGGACGCCCTCACGGCAGGCACCGTGGTACACAATGAAGAAGTGGAAGAGGAAGGTAACGACACACTAATTTCCCCTGAGGAACAGTCAGAACTGACACCAAGAGAACGAAGGGCTTTAAGAGCTTCTTTATTTCTTTGTAAGTCACTGGAAGACAAGAATGAAACAGAAGCGGCACTGGAAGAGGACAACGAAGGTGGAGAAGATGGCAACACAGTAGGACACGATCCTTCGTTGAATTCGACTGGTGCCGGAGCTTTTAAAGGCTTGGACACCGCAGCAGGCAATTGGGGAAACAATGCGTCGAGAACCCGGCTAGGTACAGTGGACGAGACACATGAATGGTTTAATGACTTGTGAAAGAATTTTGAACAATAGGGGCACACAGTGGCCTGTTCACCACATTCCTTACACATGGTGCACGTTGCACGGTCACGACCAGAACGTATGTCGAACAACACACACTGAGAAGAAGTGAACCCACCTTTAAGTTTCGGACACAGGTCAGCGGCAACAGTGGATGAGCAAAAAGTTCCAACGGTTTCGTTGGTGATCACATCGGCGTAACCGCTGGTAGAGACTACAGCAGCATGTCTCTTCACCTCACGATCTGCCGGACTGCATTTCTTATACTTTGAATCATCAACGCGTTTTGAAGAATATCCCTTAGGCCCAGGATTTGATTCAACACCATGCTGCAACAGCAGACTTCGGAGAGCAGTCAAATGTTCGGCGGAGATGTTATCGGGAACACCAGCGCGCGAACACAATTCCCGTAATGAAACTATATAGGAGTCAATGAAATTGTTATCAGCAAGTAAATGAGGCTCAGTGCCAGGAGAATAGAGAGGAAAAGTCCATGAAGACGCAAAGGCTGGACGGTCAATAAAAACGATGGAGTTAACAGTGTTGTCACTAAAGATGGAAGTTCGAACCACACCAGAAGTGAAATTGGTGAAAACATTGGGCCCTGGATTAGGCTCGACTCCAGCTCGCAATAACAATGCAATGATGGACTGGCGGGTGCTCGGATTTATAATAGCCAAGTCAAATTCATAAGCCGAATGATTTGTTTCAGCGCAGACCTTTTCAATTACTTTCTTGGTAGGACGGCACAAACCGATGCTCTTCCAAAATCCAGATGGGTAATAGGCCTTCCCAAGCTTACGCTCCATATCACGATAATGCAAGTACTGTGCAGCCTCCTTCGGAGTGAACGCCTTCTTCTTCGGCAGCCTAGCAGATGTTTTTGGGGCTATAATCGAATCATGATCAAGGCATTTTAAAAGTCCTTTGACGTTGCCACCACGCTTGTAAAACTTCTCATCGTCGTCACACAATTTCTCTTCACGGAGAGCGTCATCTTCATCTTGTACAGAGATTCCACGACGCCTAGAGGAATCATCATCATCTGCAACAATATTGCTGTAAAACCCTTGTAACAGTAAACCGTCATCTTTTTTCTTTTTCCTAATTTCCGATTTCGAAGGAACAAGAACCCAATGTTGATTAGAATTGGTTGAAGCCATGTTTTTAAGTTTTGTGGAGGAAAACGAATAAATTCGTAAACACGTACGTTTTTGCGGTGACAGCAAGCTGAAACCAAAGAAACAAAACAGGTCGCATAGCACCAAAACAACAAATAAACAAAGAAAAGAAAAGTGACCGAAGTAACAAGCATAACTGCTTTAACGAGCTAAGCAGAATTGAACGTCCCATTTGTGATAAGGAATGAGAAACCAAGGAACACTGGAGGGGAAAATTCGTTTACTCACAAACGAAACAAAAAGGCATTTGGAAAATGCAACTCATAGCGTGTCCAGGACACCGTTTATAATTTGATTTCTAATTTTTATTAAATTTTGAAATTTGGAAAGAAAAAGCCAGCAGACCCAAAAGAAGATAATTCAACAAAGACAACCGAAGAGTTGAAATAGGTCCGTTGGAAAATAAAAAAGGAAGAAAAGAAGAAGGAGACAAAACACATGTCTTTAAAAACGGGTAAAAATACAGCAGCGCCTCCCAAGTAGTTGAGTCAAACAGCCTATACAAACAAAAGGAAGGAGGCAATGCAATCGGAAAACCATTAAGACCTTCGGACTTTGGCCACACCAGCAGCAGCAATAGTAGTTGGTGGGTTAGGAACTGAAGGAATGAGTTCATCTGGATATTTTTCGTCATCATCTTCACCATCAGGAGGAGGAATAGACTCTAAATCCAGCGGAGCAGCATGACGCAAAGCTGTGAACTGAGGAGGCGACAAAGGAATGTAATGCAATGAAATGGTCAAATTATGAGTGCCAGTGGTAGGTACAACGCCGGTGACCGGGAAAGTCACTGTCGCCACTTGCGATACGGTTGGTTTGTACAGTAACCACTTGAGACTCAAAGCACTCGTCGAAACGCCAACACCAGGAGCAACAGTAACATAGGAGGGACCTGTTGGAGAAGGAAAGATGTTGGATGTCGAAAATTGGCAATTGGCCAAAGTTAAAGTAGGAATTGCGGCATTCATGGAAGCAGAGAAGATACCAACGTACTCTAAGATGAAATTTCCTGAAACATTAGCGGGAATAAAAACAGAGTTACCCAAAAAGTCTAAACCGATCGAATCATAGACCATATTTGGGGTTTGGAAAAGCGCAGCGGCACTGTTAGTAACGGCATTGCAAACCGCTAACTCTTGAACGTGTGACACATCAAGTAATTTGGGTTCCATTAGATCAATGTCGTATGTTATGTACAACCGACCAAGTTGAACGTTATTGGAGGGCATGCCAGTCGTAGCAACAAACACATTACAATGATCAAAGTCATTAACCGACGCACCAGGTGGGACAGCACCAGCCCGGACAAAATACTGTGTCCTATGCAAAGCAGGATCGCACTCAATCGGGGCATTACCATTCTCTGAAGGCTTTACAGCCATGCAATACTTCAACTGCTCCATAGCCACAAAACTAGGCGGAGGAGAAGCCGCAGCATTCATGTCTGCAGCAATTGACAGATTCCCCAACGAGGAAAAGGTAGCAACAGCACTGGTTAAACTAGAACGAAACGCAACCACAGCACCATTAATACGATACTCCGAAAAGTTCGCAGCAATGTTGCTAAGCCACGGAAACGTGGTAGAATTACCAACTTGAAGGGGATAGACACTCATGTTAAAGCTGGTGGAAGAAGTAACGAAGCCAAGGAATTCAGTGTGCTTGACATTGAAACCTCGGTCACGTGTGGAAGCCATTTCCGGAACACCAGAGTCACTATGCATAACACTATTCCTAGAAACTGTCCAAGGCATGCCATAAGGACCAAACCCGACAAACTTTGACAAAGCAGCACCAGCAGCATGCCCGATGTTGCCCGCGCCAAAGGTATTACCAATGGCACGTCCAACACCTCGCATACCACCGGCAGCAAGTTTACGGCCTACTTGCTTTAGGTCGGCCCAAAAAGGACCTCTGCCTCTAACAGTTGTAGATCGAGGGACAAGCTTCGTCGATGCAATACGGCGACGTAAATTTCGAGATTTCTTACTGGTTTTAGGCATTGTAGTGTTAAAATGTGGAACCATAGGACAACGAACTGTAATGAGTGAAAGGCGTACAAGTACGGGGAAATGCGACCCGAAGGAAGCATTCTCAGAACAAAAACATTGGTTATAGAAAAACAACCTCAAT